GGGTGGAATGGGTGGAATGGGTGGAATGCCTGATATGGGTGGAATGGGTGGAATGCCTAATATGGGTGGAATGCCTAATATTGATGAAGTAGATTAAAATAATTGAATATGAATCGAACTGCATAGTATTATTATTTGTTTTTAACAATTAATTAAAAACAAATATCATTAGCAAAGCAATTTTTATTACACCTTTAAACATTTTATGTATGAATATGTTGTAATGTTTGTGGAATTTCTAATTCTGGAATATGTATTTCATTTTTTGCATTTACTGGATTTCTTGTAAATGTATGAATATGTGCAATTGCACGATGTCTCATTACTCCACAAGAAACTGACACTATAATTAATACTACAACTAAAACACATAAAGATATTACCAAAATTGGATATAATAAAATACTATTGTTATCATGGTGATGATTATCTTCATGTATATCTTGCTTTAAACAATAGCTATATATTTCATTAATATAAAATAATTTATTATTAAATGTAACATTTTTATAGTTTAAAATTGTATAATCTAAATTATTTACTACCTTTGAATAATATAAACACTCTAATTCATGATCTTTATTATCATGAATCTCTATATTATTAGCATAATTAACAAGAGTATAATTATTATTAATTCCATCTAACACAAATCTATTTTCTATTTCATTTTCAAAATTATTGAAAATTATATAATTTTTTACTACAGAATCTCCAAGATATTCAATATTAAAACCTGTATCACTATGCATAATTATAGAACTATGTTGTGTAGAATGACCATCACTTATACTATGAGTATGACTATATTCATGATCTAAATCACAATTAACAATTGAAAATAATAATAATAAACTATAAATAATCTTCATAATATTTTAATTGATAATAACTTTTTATATTAATTTAGATTATAGTTAATTACAATATTGTATACTTCAAAATCAGTCAACTAATAAATCTAGAGTAATATGATACAATAATGACAGCACTAATTGATAAACCAATTGCAAACTTAATAGATAAACATGTATAACTAGTATTTGTTAGATAAATATCATTTCTATCTCGAGTTCTAGGTGGACTTCTTAATGGTCTATACATTTTTTATATATTATTTTATATTTAATATATAAATGAACTATTTATTAGGTTTAACTTTAACTGGACTCATAAGTGGCATATTTGCCGGATTTATTGGAGGTGGAGCTGAAATACTAATAGTTCCATTATTAACCTTTTTTGGTGTATTAAATTCTTTTAAATCTAGAATAGCAACTTCTTTAATTATGTTATTACCACCAATAGGAGTATTTGCAGCTATTTCACTATATAAACAAGGTTTTGGTGATATAAAAGCAGCACTATATATGGCTTTACTTTTTACTATCGCTAGTTTCTTTTCTGCAAAATTCACTATTAAAGCTAATACTGAGATTTTAAGAAAAATTTTTGGTATTTTTACTATTATTGCAGGTTTATATATATTTTTTAATAAAGAAGATTAAATAAAATTAGTTATAAATATAATAGCTGCTAATGTAATAGAAGCGGTAGTTAATAATTCACTTTTATCTTTACCTAATTTAATTGCTAATGTATTTATACCCTCTTCTCTATCTTCATCAATATCTTTTATATCTAACATATTACTTGAACCAAACATTAATAAACTACTAGGCATATATATTGATGGATGATTTAATATTTCATAATTATTATCATGAATTACGCAAGGTAATATTACACAACCTAATGTCCATAATATACTAATATATAATGCCTTTAATTCACCAAATTTTTTCTTGAAATCTCTATAAAATAATGTTGATGTTAAAATAAATAATAAAGGATATGTTTCTTTATTTTCTTTTAATAAATCAAATATATAAATATAACTTACTATTATTATAAAAATATTATAATTCATTCTTCTAATCAAAAAATCATAATAATTAATCTTCTCATCTGAATATTTTTTCAAATCTATATTTTTTTTTAAATAATTAGATGCATCAAATAATCTATCTGTTCCATATGTAAAAATGCCTATCGCAAATTGTAATAAAATCAATTCATTAGTAATTATATTTTCATGATAATATGTAGTTGTAAATACTAATTGCAAAATATTTAATGGAACGCCTAAATTAGAACCTATTATAGGATTATAAATTGTTGAATTATATAACATATTAACATTAATATTTACTAATATAGGTCTTTTTACTAATGTATTTACAATTAAACCCATTAATTAGTACTATTTTTTTAATTTAACTTTTAACTTTTAATATATAATATATATATAATGGAAACTAATAAAAAAAATGAGTTAGAATTACAATCCAATAAAGAAATTCTAATGTATTATCAAACTACTATTAGAAATGTAGCATTAACAACTGCTGTATCATTTGCAGCATTAGCTTATTCTAGATTTTATAGAGGAAAAAGTGTAATTTATTCATCGGGATTAACTTTAGTTTCTTTATTAATTATATTTGCTTCTTGTATTATTAACATCAATTTATATAATTTTATAAATAATCATTATAAAACCGATATTTCTTTGATTTCCGCTAATAACCATTTAGTGGTAAATATATTATTTATGATTTCTCATCTAATTATTATATTATTTGGTTTATTTACATTTTATAGATTAGTAACAAATAGCAAATTCAAATAAAATTTTATAAAATATTAATAAAATTTATTTATATTTTATAGATATTATCACCCCATTATATTATTCTTTAAATATATTTGCCCACATACCACCTATAAAATTAATATTATTTTCAAAATAAAATACTGAATGAACCTCATTAAAATGTAAATCTAAAAAATTAAATTTAACATTATTATCATAACAATTTATTATATTATTTTTTATTAATGATGAATCATAATATAATTTATCATATAAACCACAATTATAAAATATTACATCAGTAAATCTAATCAATTTAGAACTTAATCTACGCGTATCAATATTATATTTACTATTATAATTAAATTCCAAATTAAAATTATTATTATTTGCATAACCCTTAATTATATCATTTTTTTTTTCAAATTTAATATTTCCTTTTTTCTTAAACAAATTATCTGGATCTAATGATATTATATTTGATACATAATCCATTATTAGAGTTCCTTTTAAATTATTTTTATCTACCACATATGTATTTATTTCACATCTAGTAGCCGGACCATCTGTTAAAAAATCAAACACTGGACTAGTACAATTATAAATATTAATACTTATAAAATATTCTTTCTCTGTTTTTTTTAATATAGCTGTATCCTCCATATTAAAGTTATTATCATTTGTTCTTAATAAATGTTTGATTCTATTATATTGATTATTATTTAACCGATAATTGATATATGTTGAATAAGAATTTACTAAAAATGGAGCATGTAAAATATTCTTATTTATTGGATTTGATGTTAATGCAGGCATTCCTCCCAGCATAAAATTATAAAATAATTTTAAAAAATGATTTGATATAAACATTATTATATTAACTTATATTATTTTTAAATTATCATGTTAAATATTAAAAACTTAGTTAATATTTAATTATTATGAAAAATCTTATTCAAGTTTTTGAAAATTCTATTAGTTCTAGAGTTTGTGAAAATTTAATATACAAATTTGAAAATAATATAGATGTAGAAGAAGGAAAAACTATAGGAGGATATAATCCCAAATACAAAAAAAGTATGGATTTAACTTTTGGACCATACCAAAATACTCATTTATTAGAATTATTTAATTTACTTAATTCTAAATTAACTTATTATATTAATGAATACAAAAATATTACTAATTTTCAACTACCAGCTAATTTCATGACTCAATGTCATATGATTATGAAATATTTAAAAAATGATGGACATTATAAATTTCATAATGATTTTCTTTTAAACGGTACTAGTAAAGGTGATGTAAATGACAAATATGAATCGTGTAGAATACTTACTTACTTATTTTATTTAAATACTATTGATGAAGGAGGTGAAACTGAATTTATTGATGGTACTAAAATTAAACCTGAAAAAGGCAAATTATTAATTTTTCCTGCAACTTGGCCATACATCCATAAAGGAAATATACCATTAAGTTCTAATAAATATATAGTGACTGGTTGGTTATTACTTAAAAATTTAGAATAATAATTAAATAATGTCTAATTTAATTCAAGTTTATAATAATACTTTAACTGATGATTTTTGCAAGCTAATTATAAATACTTTTGAAAATGATATAGTGAATCAATTTCAAGGTGAAACTCTGGGAGGACTTAAAATAAGCCTTAAAAAAACAACAGATTTATATATTACTAATAATAGTTTAACATGGAAAAATATATATAAATCGTTAATACCTATTATAAATAATTATCTAAATATTTATAAAAACAATAATTTAAAAAATTTATTAAATTTTACAGAATTTGAATTTTTTCCAAAATTTCTTATGCATAAATACTGTAAAAATGAAGATTATTTTAATTTCCATCATGATTTTTCCAAATTAGGTAATTTTGATTACAGATATTTTACTCTTTTATTTTATTTAAATACAGTTGATGATGGAGGTGAAACTGAATTTATTGACGGCACTAAAATTAAACCCGAAAAAGGAAAATTACTAATTTTTCCATGTTTATGGACTTACGTGCATAAAGGTTGTGTTCCTATAAGTGATATAAAATATGTTATCGCTTGTTGGATAAAAATTAAATAAAAAAACTATTTAAAATTTTTATTAGTATATTACTAATATGGATAATATCATTAAAAAACTTATTTGTACTTATGAAAATGTTTTAAGCGATAGAATATGTGATAATATTATTAATAAATTTAATAACTGCAATAATATTAATAATATTGTTAATAATGATTCTAATTTTTCAGTTTATAGAATAGATTCAAATTCACATGATTTTGATTTATGGAAAGATATAGATAACGTCATTTGTGAAATAGTTGGAAAATATACAATGATATATAGCAAATATTGCGCAGATACTATCGAACAATTTAGTTACTATAATTTTCAAGATAATGGATACACAATTTCTAAATATTATAAAAATACTGGTTTTCAAAATTTTAAACACGATTTTGAATGGAATGATTTGGGTGCTACTATGGTATCATTTGTCTTTTTTCTTAATACAATTGAAGAAGATGGTGAACTCGAATTTATTAATGGAGTCAAAATTTTACCAAAAAAAGGTAATTTAATTTTTTATCCATCTACTTGGGATATCATGTATAAACATAATATCTCTAAAAATTTTGACAAATATACTGTAAAAGGCAAACTATATTATGGAGATAAATAATATAAATATTATAAATTAAATTTATTATAATGTCTAATTTAATTTATACAATAAATAATAATCTTAGGCAAATTATTAATGTTTCCTTCCACATGGACATACACGCATAGAGATAATATGCCTATTAGTTCGGATAAATACATCATCGTTGGATGGCTTAAACTTAATTCATAATAATTCATCTATTTTTATTCTTAAATCATCTATATAAGGTTCTGGAAGTGAATCATAATCTATAATTATTTCTTCTTCTGGATTATAATAATTATATGCATCTGGTTGATATGGTATTACATTCATTGGATATGGCCAGTGACTAGTTGTTCTACGTGTTTGAAAATATCTTTTTCTATATCTTTGTTCTCTTTCTGTATTACCATCATTATTTTTAGGTAAATAACATAAATATTGCACTAATCTCTCTTCCTTACATTCTTCATTTCCACACAAATTTTGATGAAATGTTCTAGAATCCCAAACTACCAAATCACCCTCATTTACATTTAAAATCCTTTTACTATCTGAAATTTGTTTTATATATTCAATATCAATTATATTCCAATCTTTCGGATCATCTATATTCATCGTCTCAAAATAATTTTCATGTAATAAATTACTACCTTCATATACTTGTAATGTTCTCTCCACATTATTTGTTAAACTCACAAAAGATTGATAACAATGAACTCCTTTCTTTCTTGATGACTGATCCGTATGTGTCCAATATCTTTCTTTACCTTTATATTCTTTTGTATAATAACAACACCCATCAAATGATGTAACTAATTCATCGGTTTCCCATAATTCTTTAAAAATATTTACTATTTTTGGATTAGTTCGTGCTAACCAAGAAAATCTTTGATTTCCAACCTGATGATATTTAAAAATACCGCTAAAATTTATCATAGAATGTAATTTTTTTAACTCTGGAACAATATCTAACCATTTATAAAATTCCTTTTTATATTCATCTACTTCTTCAACTGATAACAAATTTTTAAATATAGTATATCCCTTTTCTGCTAAGTCTTTTTTATGTTTTTCCATTAATTAATAAAATAAATATATCTTTATATTTATAATATATAATGTTGAACTATTCTGGTATCAAATATTTTATGTATATCACTAGTCTAAATAATAAATTATATTTACCTTTTGATATTAGGAAAATTATTTGGCAAGAATATCATTTACTTAAAATTATTAAATGTTTAATTTGTAATAAAGTATTAATAGATTTTAATGTAAATATTTTATATAAAGATGATGAAAATTCAATTGAAAATTATAATATAATTAATGGAAATGCTAAATGTAATAAATGTTTTATAGATTAATACATAAATATTTAATATAAATATAATTTACAAATGAAATCACTATTTCATTTTTTTACAATTATACTTTCAGTTAATGCTTCCTATATGTTTAACTATCCTGCTAATATTTATAAAAAAAATTTCAATAATAAAATTATAAAAGTTTATGAACCTGATAATCTTCCTACAAAAAATCTTAAATCTTTACTCTTTTTTACAGGAGCAAACTCACTTATACCTGCTGATATTTATAATAATTTTATTAGTTCATTAGTCTATTACAAATATTCTGTTTCTGTTTTACCTAATGACTATCAAGCATCTTATGAATATATTAAAAGTATCGAAAATGAATATTCATCAATCATACCAATAGCACATTCTAGTGGATGTGTTAATGCTATTAATCTCTCTAATGATTTCAAAAATATTAAAAAACTCATTTTATTAGACCCGGTAGATAATAGTAAATTATTTAATCTATTTAATAATATTCAAAATAAAAAATTATTTTATTTAAAAGATTTACTTATTATTAGTGCCGAAAAATCATATAAATGGTCTCTTGACCCCTTTATAATTCCTTTTATACCCGCATTTCGGCTTGATATAAAAAATTTACTTTCTTTAAAAAGTGACCTTAATGTTGAATTTATTGAATCTGCTGAACATGGGCATTGTGATATATTAGATCCTTTATGGGCTGATTTAATGCATGGAACTATTTCTAAAGGGGTTGATAATCGTGACTATAAAAATCTAAAATTATATCATAGTTGGTTAACTCAACAAATTCATAATTTCATTATTAGAGATGAAAAAAATTATCTTCCATGTGATTATGAAGATGCAACTAAAGATAGTTATTAATTATAAAAATTTATTAACTATAATACTATAATTTCAAACAAATCATTTATATATTTATACAATTATGTCTTAAACCTAATTAAAACATTATTATTTTTTACTTTACAAATACAACTATTTGAAATTGATACTTTACAGTCTCCATGAATAAAATTCATAAAACTTTCTATTCCCTTTTTTGATGGACAATTTTTACCATAACGATAAAACAACTTCGCTAAAACTAAATTCCAAAAACATAATGGATGGTTCAAATAATTTTGAACATTAAAATATATACAATTACTATTACCATTATAATTATGTTTTACTGACTCTAAAAATGGTTCGATTAACTCTTTCATAATTAATATATTCCATTCATCTGATTGCCTAGCTAAACCAATTAAATTTTCTTTCATATTTTCACCAAATGTATATTCTAAACTAATATGCACATTAGTTCTATATTTACCTCGTACTGACCATTCAGGCGTAGTATCTTTAAAATATGGAATACCATTTTTTTTTGCAAAATTATATATACTTTCTTTATATAAATTTATCATTGGACGAACCATTGTTACATCATTTACTAGATTTCTTTCCTTTATTACTGCCAAATCTAAGATATTACGTCCTCTACAAACATTTGCTACAATATTTTCAACTATATCATCTTTATGATGACCAAGTAATATTTCATCACAACTTTCTGCTGTTAAAACTTCCTTATATAAATCAAATCTAACTTTCCTTGTATATGATTCATAATCACTTCTCTTTATTAAACCCCTTCTTACATCATCTATACTTTTAACATATAACTTAATACCATTATATTTACACCAAACTTCCAGAAATTCTTGTTCATATTTTGTTTCTTTACGATTATTATAATTAATGTGAATTGCAATTACTTCATAACCTAAATACCATAAAATAGTTGCTAATACCATTGAATCAACTCCGCCCGATAATGAGACAATATACTTCTTCTTATTGTTTTTTTTTACATAATTTTTTAAACAAATCAACATTTTATCATCATCATCAAATGTTTGATCTGAAATTTTATTATCATTATATGTATATCCATTATATTGATATTCCAAAATATTTTCAAATTTTGAATAATCAATATTATTATTCCTTAATGAACTCCAAATATTTAAAAGAAACATCTCTCTATGCTATAATATTTTTACTTTTTTAAAAATCAATTCAATTTTTAATAAATTTATTTTAAACTTTATAACATTTAGAAATAAGAACTATATTATTCTGAGTTCTTAATATTCAAACATCTAATAAACTTTTTAAATTCCATATCGGAATTCTTTTATTAACAGTTAACATACATAATTCATTTGCATAATGTCGACAATCATAAATTCCAAATATATATTTTTTATGTAAATTTTTTTCCAAACTTATTATCTCTTCCATACTATAATTTGATGTTCCCCAATACAATTCTTTACTATATATAAATTTCATCTCTTCACTTAATCCTTTATTAGAAATAAATCTTCTATCTAAATCAGGAAAGAGTTGTGATATATTTCTACGAGTTTCAAATGTTGTCATATAATCTCTATTATCATTAAAAGCTCTAAAATCAAATCTTACTTCTTTAAAATTGTTTTTTAATGTTATGCCTGTATGAATTATTAAATTATTAGATTTTTCGAGATTTAAATACACCTTGGTAGGATTTATTATAAAATTTATAAAAAAATATATCATTAACATTATAATATAAATATTATATAATAAAATATATTATAATGTTTGATAAATATTACCATATACTTGAAGTAGAAAATAACGCTTCTCTCGATAATATAAAAAAAGCATACAAAAAACTAGCAATCAAATATCATCCTGACAAAAATCCAAATAATAAAGAAGAAGCCGAAGAAAAATTTAAAGAAATATCTGAAGCATATGAAATATTAACTAATAAAGATAAATACATACAAAACCCACAATTTAGACAAAATAATATGCCTCAAATTAATCCTTATGATTTATTTCAGCAAATGTTTTCTAATATGAATATGCAGGAAAATATGCCTTTTACACATCCTGTTTTTATGTCTCAAGGCATTAATGTAGTTCAAATGCCTCAAAATACAGTAATGAGATCTACATCAACTAGAATTGTAAATGGCAAAAAAATAGTTACAATTACAGAGAGAATTAATGGACAAACTAGAGTTCAAACTATTAGTTCAGATTCTAATTTGCCTAATATTGTTAAAATTATGCAAAATATAAATATTAACCACTAATAAATTTAAATATATATAGTATTATTATAATATGTTAAAATTTATAACAAAAATTTTAATCATTATATCAAGTCCTGTAATGTCATTTCTTTCTTTAGATAATAAATTATCAAAGATATCATTTAATATTGATAAACCTATTTCTACATGTCCTGAATATTTAACTCCTCTTAAAGATAATTTTAATCAAGAACAGGGTGAATTTTTAATTAAAAAAATTTCTAGTATTTTTCCTCAAGTAGATAGTATTTCACATATTGTATTACACAATAGTGATGTATTAATTAATTGTATTTTAAATAATGAATATATTCCTGTTGATATAAAAAAAAATATAGTTCTATCTATTGTTCATTTTATTCAATTTGGAGACGCTAGTGGTGGTATTATATTAAATTTTTATAATGATTTAGTTCATTGTCTTCTTTAAAAATTTACACAATGCATATTTATTGTAAATTATATAAAAATTGAACATTTCTATATAATTTATATTAAAATATAATTATGAGCAGAGATAATTTTATTGCAGTCGCTAAACAAGTCAATTCCAATAATAACAAATATTATTATTATGTTATTCCTAATTTGAATGCTGAAACTCAATTTAATAAAGAATATATTTTACAGTATATTCTTTCTAATAATTCTAAATATACTACTAATAGAGGTAAAGCTTTATGTATTGCACACGATATACAAAAAAAAATTGATACCGAATACGGTGTTAATGAAATTGATATCTAATAAAAATGGTATTGAACAATATCTTGAACACATATGTTCCTTTGCGTGCTTCAATTGAAAATAATGACAACGGCAAGGTAAAACTTGGTTGTGTCGCCTTCAATCCCAAGTTAAATCATCAGTGCGTTTTATGCGTTTGGACATAATCAATATAATCTTATGAATAAAAAATCTGATATATCTTCTGATTGTATTCATGCAGAAGTTGATTGTGTTGAACGTCTTAAAAAATCACAAAAAAAATGCCCTATTAATCTTATTATATTTCGCACTAATAATAAAGGTGATAAATTAATGATGGCTAAACCTTGTCAAAACTGTTTAAATACTATTGATTTTACACTTAAAAAGAAAAATTATGCTTTAAAAAAAATTATATATAGTGATGATAATGGTAATCTTATATATATTTAATATATAAATAGTTATATAAAATATATTTTTTTATAATCATTATCTGTATATAATTGTATTGTAAAAGCTTACGGAACTTAAAGAACAAATTGATTAATTACTATAAAATACTTAATATTATTAATGTTGTTATTATTAATATGTATATTTCATTATTATTATCATTATTATCATTATTATCTAAATTGAGTTTATTTTTTATTTTATTTTTATATTTATATAATAATAATCCAAATATTATTCCAATTAAAGCACCTATTAATGTTTGCATTCCACTATGACATTTAAATAATATACGAGAATACATTATAAATATTGTTAAACATATTAATATTAAACAACATAAAATATTTATAACATTATTATTTTTTTTATTATCTAATAATAACATTATACCTAGTGTTGAAAAATAAGCTACGGATTGAGAATGACCAGACGGCATACCATATGATTTTGGATATTTAGGTTTTAATGGATTACATGGTGCAAAATTACAACAATTTTTAGCTCCATTTGGTCTAATTCCTTTACCTAACAATGGTATATTATTTTTTCCAAATATTTTTGAAAAAATATTATGTTTTAATAAATAATTTAACTTATTATTTAAAATATATCCCAAAGTAAATATTAAAAAATCAATATTTAAAGTAAAAAAATAACCAAAATATAAAATTAATAATATTATTTTTTCAAATGCTCGTGCTATATTCAAAATATTATTCATAATATATAATTATAATATAAAAATTATATACACAGATGACATTGGTAATTTAGTTAGTATTTAAGATGGAACATTTCTAAATGTTACCGAAATTCTACGTTCTCTATTAATTTTAATATTATCTACTATATCATATTTTTTTTGTGCCATCTCATGACTCCATACATATCTAGAATCGCCACTCATAATATATAATGAATTTGGATTTACATATAAATCTTCTTGTTCACTTTTATTTTTAAAAGTCATTGTTGCTCCACTACCTAATGTAAAACATCCAATTACATCACCATATTTTTTTACATCAATGTGTTTACTTATACCTTGTCCTGGTAAATAATTATTTACAATACATTGATTAAATTCATAATCATTATTTATTATATTTAATTGTATACATATATCAGTTAATAGAAGTTTTAATAAATTTAAAAACTCTGGCATTGGCTCACATTTAACATTTATATTATAAGTCTTATAATCATATTTATATCCATAATGTTGAACCATTCTACTATTTTGACTATTAGATAACTTTACCCAATTTAGTTTATCTAATTCTTCTGTTATATTTTTCATATTATCTTCTTTTAAATCATTAACATAATATAATCCTGGAATTTTCAGTTCTTCTACATCAATTGTATCATATTCTTCCATTATTATATTATAATTTTATCCATTTTATTATTTTCAATTTTTTTTTATTAAAATAATGTAATATATATATATGAATTTAACTAGAAAAAGTAAGAAAAATGTTAATAAAAGATATAGTAAAAAATTAAATAGAAAATCAAGTAAAAAATATAATAGAAAATCAAGTAAAAAATATAATAGAA